AATACGAAAGTTATCCACCCCCGCTGCCCGTGCTTGGTCGGTGGCATCAACGACTTCTTTATAATTTTCCTTTGTGACAACGAACCCGACACCAATCGTTACGTTACTACCTGTTGCCTTCTTTCGTTTCGCCATCTCTCTGATATTGTTCCACACACGCGTGTAGTGCGCGATAGGCACATGACGAATTGAGACATACGAATCGACAGTTGACGCATCAACACTGACGCGTACCCACATAGCCTTCGTGAGTAGATCGATTAGCTTCGGCGTGAGCTTGACACCGTTCGTCACTACGCCAACTTCCAATCCAAGTTCGTAACACCTTTCCACAACTTGTTCAAACTTGGGATGCACCGTGGGTTCGCCACCACCGGTTAACTGAATCGCCTTGACACCCATCGCTGCGGAATCTTCTAAAATTTCGATGATCTTTTCATACGAAATCATACGATTCGGATTGTTATTGATACTGCCATCTTCGCGCGCCTCACCAAACAATTCATTGCTTAAATTGCCACTCATGCGATACGCACAGAAGCTACAATCCTGATTACAAAGATCGCTGATGATTAGTTGGACTTGTGTGGGTGAAGGAACTTCGCCGCGAGCAAGTGCATCAAGCCGGTCTCGGTGCCAATACACTTTCATCGGACTATATGGCGACGTATTCATAATAAAACCTCGCTGCTATTTAGTTTCTTTTTGAAGGGTGCGGAGTTCACGTAAGAGATCAGCGGCGCGCCCGACAAACACGGCCTTCTCTATGTTCACTCCGCCCCCGTCCACCGCGCCCGATCCATGTGGCGCAGCATCTTGTTTGATTTTATGGAGATTGACGAGTTCTTTATTAGCATTCACAATCGCTGTTAGCATTGTGGCAACAACTTCATACGCTCTCGGGCTGTCACCGCTCTGTGCAAGTAGAATAGCACTCTTGGCAGCTTCTGTCACATCATTCGTTATCTGCGTGATGTTGCCGCGTGCGGCCTCAAAATCCCGATCTAGTTTTTCCTGCGCCGTCTTGTCATCCACGACTTCGGCAACTACAATCGGCGCGGCCTGTGTGGTAGTTATCGCCGTGTCCGCTACTAGCTCCGGCGCCACATCAAAGATTTCATTCAAATTGTCAGACATATTGTATTTTTATTATGAAACCACCTACGATGGAGACACCGATGGCGACGGTGACACCGATGCTGATTGCGAACTAGACGGGGATTGTGATACTGACACAGAGGCAGATGGCGACTGTGAAGCGGACGGCGAGAACGACTGCGATGCTGACGAAGACGGCGATTCCGAGGAGCCAGCTACAGTAAGGTATTCGGTGATCGTTGTATTCGAAGTAATCGCCGTACCCGACGAAACATTTTGTGTCGGCGGATCCGCCAGTATATCAATCGTCACCTTCGGCAAGGCATCTGGTGTCGGTGCCGCGAGATCCGCATATGGCGAGTTGTAGAGATTGACGATGACTTCTTCGATTCGCCTACTCTGTCTGATCGGACCATAGAAGAACACCTTCATCGCAAAGTCCAACGTCCAGACAATAACGCGCCGCTTAATGAAGTCTTCCTCGTAGTTATCCGAGTGGGACACGCTCTGTAAAACGATGGGCACTTGATCCAAAAGATCAGGATAGTTCTCTAACGGACGCGCAGCAATCGTGTAATCCGGCGTGAAGAACGGAAGAATCTGTTCAACGATCTGCATTCCGTCCTGTTGGAGCTTCACCAACACCGATAATTGAATGTTCATCACATACGGTACACCAACGTAGAGCTTGGCGAGTTTGTGTGCTTCGTTGCTGTTGAACTTGAGCTTATCGAGTGTGTTCAGCTTGCGTGTCGTATCATAGACAAGACTCGTCATCTCAAACGACATACGAGGGACCACTTGGCCCACACCCTTCCCATAATCAGGATCTTGTGTCAGATGGACCAACCAACGTTCTTTCGGACCATACTGCAACGGCACCTGTTGACGAAACGCTTCGTTACTATCTGCATCTTCTCGCGTGATGGTGATATCATCAAACAGAGAGCCAAACGCCAGTAAATATCGGCGCATGTGCAGATGTTTGAAATGTGTGTTCATTAGCCTGAATTCGGTCGCGTGCCGCGAGACACAACAACACTCAATGGATTACCTTGTAAGAATTCATTATCAGTAATTGGATCAGTGACGCTCGGTGTGATACTCGGTGTCGTATCAACCACTGTCCATGTGGCAGCAGAGGTGGCACCAACCACAACCGTATTCGCAGCAAACGTGCCAGTGATGTCCTGCACGCGAAGCAGACGAGTTGTGGAATCCCAATCCCATACCACACCCGTCGCGGTGGCGGCCGCCAGACTCGCACCCTGATAAACCGTTTCGGTTTCACTATATGTGCCCGAACCTGCCGCCTCCTTCATATCGAGGTTGATTGTATAGGCAGATTTGTTGGCGACGAAATTGATATCTTCCACACCTGTTCTCATTTGTTCGTTGCTGAAGTTGAACATCTCACACTTCAATTCATAGGTGTAGAGTTTGCCCAACGTAAACAGACTTTCCTTGTTTTCCACAAAACGAATATTGAATAGAAAGCGACTGCTTGCATCCATCTCGATGTAGATGAGATCGCCACCCCGCGGCCGCTCTATCGCCGTGATCGCTGTTTGACCTATTACCGCATTACGAAATCGGCGTTGAGACACTGTGAGGTACATCTGGTCTTCAATATGCAAACCGAACTTACCTACAAATTCCGATGCTCCTTGAAACCCGTCAAATGACTTTACGTACATTTCAATCTCGAAGGCTTCTGTAAAATTAGACAACGGATCTTCACCAAGGAACGCGTCGATGTTCGCGTCATTCCGAGGAACGTAATGAACACTATGCCCATAGATCGCAATCGATTCGTCGATCAGATCTTGAACAACGTCCTGTTCACTAACAACCTTGGTATGGTTAAAATAGGAATTGACCGGCATGGTTTATCCCACGATGAACATAGGTGGTTCTTGGAACTCGCTTCGCACCTGTTCACCATCCAACTGTACGCCACCCGGCAGCGCGATGCCGCTATACTTGGAGAGGTTCATTCCCCACTGACGTTTGATTAGTGATGTGGCATACCGCTGTAACCAACGGTCAGTCCACACTTTTGTATACCCATCGGGATCGATGGTACGATATCCTTCAATGACGATATGCTGACCGGGTATAAATGTGACGTACCAATTCACATCCATATAGAGCCGATTCATATGACGCGAGAATCGAGTACTCGGACGACCTCGGAACATATCATTCAACAACTGCTGATAGCTACGACCAACGTAATATGGAATAACGGAGTTCGCGGTGAAGCTCGACATCAACGAGATATTGAACTGTGCCTGTGGGTCAAACAGAATGTCCGCAGTAAGACGAGAGTCATATGGCGCGAAGACTCTGGTGATGCCAATCACCGAATCAATAACGGTAAACCACTTATTGTCCATGTCCCCGAAGGTGATGCCGTCGGTCTTGACGGTGCCCTGTGCGCCGGACTCATTTCCAAGAACCACTTCTCCGTCGTTGAACGTGTTGCGGGCTGTGTCGCTGTAGGCGTCAGCCGATATGGTGCCGGTGTTTGAAGTCGCCGTAGTAAAGAAAGTGATAGCCGTTGTATTAACGGTGCTGACATACCGTCCATAAACATTAGATGTTTGCCCAATAAGCTCTTCGTCCGCATTAAAGGTACCACTAAACGCCGAGTTGAACACCATCGTGCTCGCAGTAATTTCATGACTCATGTAGGTCTTGGTGACCGCATCCATGTGGTACTGCTGATACACATATAGCGCCTCGTCGATACGATCTTCGACCTGATCGTCATCGACGTTGATCTGGAGCACTGGTTTACCGAGTGCTCGATAGCAGTATTCTTTGAAGTCGTCGCGTGAAGCTGGAACAGGCATATGAGTTTATGTCGCGTAGAGGTTGGTGCCGACTGGTATAACTAACCGTGCGGATGTACCAGTGAACTTTGTAGCACCATTCACCGTGGACACCGCATTTACTGTCAGGGCACCGTTGAGAAGCGCCGTATTTGATAGAGTAGTGGCTCCCGTCACACCCAACGTACTCAAGGCGTTAATAGCACCCGTCACGCCCAATGTACTCAAGGTGTTAGTAGCACCCGTCACACCCAATGT